ATAATAACTTTACCAATGGTTGATAAATGTTCCGCAAGAATTGTATCAAATTTGGATTGGAGGTTTCTACCAATTGTTACTAAATCAATTTTTGATGCATTCGTGTTTTCAACTGGTTCAAAACAAGTATTGTAAATGTAATCATTGATTAATGAAACAAGTTCATTCTTTTTGATTGGTTTTTCGTATTTAATTTTATATTTGTCCGCCATTTCGTATAAACTTTGAATTTTTTGTTTATTAACAAATCCACTTTTCAACTCTGATGTTGGAATTTGATATTCTTGTTTTTTTGAATGTTTCAAACAATAACATTTTCCATTTTTGGTAAATTTCGCAGATTTATTACACGGTTGATTTTTTTCTATTTCTAAACATTTCATATCATTTTGCTGTGCTAAATTAATAGAATCCCATTTATCAATATGAAAATGGTGTTCTTCTTGTTCAACTGACTTGGAAAATAAACAAAACGCTAGATTTTTTATTCCAACGTCTATACTTAGTACTTTCATTTATACTATACTATTGAAATATTATCTCCTAAAAGTATTATAATATTGTTTTTATAATACTTTTTAATTATGTTATTTACTGGGTTGTTGTCTGCATTTTTTCAATCTCACTTAAATCAATGGAAGGAGAAATTAATCGTCCTTGTAGTTGTTCTCTTGTTAAGTAAGGATTTTTCAAATTACTAGAGCAGTAACCGTATCCGGGATTATTGGTATCATAACTTGACTTGTATAAGTGTGGTACATTGGATGACGGAGTATTTCCAGTTTGAATATGCGATGGAAGACCCATATCACTGCACGCTTCCATTGTATTATACTTCATAATTTCTCTTCCATTGTTAATAAGAAACTGTCTGTACTGCCAACTTGTATGAATATTTTCTTGTTGTTGAATTCTTTTATTGACAACAGCTTCTGGTTGCCAACTTGAATAGTTACGAGAATCGCTCATAATTGGTGGAAAATTAAAATGAATATTATTTGAACCAGAATAGCAGGTGCCCCAACTCATATTTTTATATATAACAACAAAATATTATTTGTATTCTTTATTTATTCATTTTTTACACATATTATTTATTCTACACCCAATAGTTTAAGTAAGTCTGGTTTCTTTAGTTTTGATGAATCAGATGATAAATTTTTATCAGAAACAATTTGCCTTAATTTATTCAATGACAACTTTTTATAGTCAATATTCTCGCTGGTTGGGAATGTCATATGAATTGACTTTAATAATGTCGCATCTATGTCTAAAAGTGATTCTGGTTCAAACTCTTGAGGTTCTTCCATAACTTCATTCAACTTAACAACTTCTACTTTGACATCTTCTTGACTACTAACACTACTTTTATCATTTTCGTCTAAATCATTATCGTCATCTTCGGAATCATTCATATCATCATTATTTTCACTTGGAATTTCTTCAACTTCTCCACTTGCTTCGATAGAATGTAACAAAGAATCACTAATATTAATCACCCTTACATTTTCTTCTTCCTCCTCATCAGATTCAGAATCGTCATCGGATTCATCATCATCATCTGCGTCAGATTCATCATCACTTTCTTCATCCTCGGAATCAGATTCATCCTCATTGTCTGATACGTTGATCAAATCTCGTACTGGTTGAGAGTTAATTAAAGGTACTTGTTGTGCGACTGGATTACTTGGTAAAGTATTTACCGCACCTCCAGACTGAACACGACTTCGTATATAGTTCATTTCTTCTGCCATTGTAGAAATCAAATCAACCATACTACTTATTTTATGATTTTGTTCAGTTATTTTCTGATAAAAAAATACTCCGACAAAACCAATTAAAATTAGACTAATTCCTAAAGACAATAAAAATGGAATGCTTAGTATTGGAGTTAAAGATGACATTATTAAAAAATATTTATATATTTATCTTTTTTAATAAACGAATTATAATTTCATTTTTGAATGTTAAGTTTATTTGTTAAAGTTTTCTTTAATATACTCTTTGGTAATTGGTGTCGCAAGTCCTTTTTTGTATTTTTCCCAGTTTTCAACGAAAATCTTTGAACCAAAAAATGAATCTAATATGTTTTTTAATGTTACTTCTGACTGTGCAATTCTTTCATTCTTTTCCAAAAATTTATTTCCGTATATGTAAAATGAATATATAATATTACTTACTCTTGACAAAATGATAAGAGTATATTGAGTTTCTAAATTTTTATTACGATCTTCTTCTTTGTAAATAGTTTTATTGTAAAATAATTCTTCGTAGTAATAGTTCATTTCGGGATTATCTATGAAAAATTTAAGAGTATCATCAAACAATCCTTTAAAATCATCGTCAAAGTTATTTAACTGATTGTAGCGTGTTGTTTCTCTATAAGTAACTTGTTGTAAATATACTGAGTAAACAGTCATTATAATTGTGGCTGCCATTAAGACTTGGATATATGTTTGAAACTTTGCATCTTCTCCCAAATGGGTTTTCCAGTATGTTACAGTTAATAAAATGATTGCAATAAAATATAAAAAATATGATAAGTAGTACAAGTAATTTGAAAAAACAAATAAGTCTTTATTTTTAAAAACATCCAAAAAATCTTTTGTAATTTTTGTTTCACTTTTATCATTTGTATTTTCTTCTGCCATTTATAATATATTATATAGTGTTATAATTTTTTAGATTCTTCAATAATTTCTGCCGGATAATTCATATCACATAAAACTTTGATTCCTCCTCTTACATTTGAAATTCCCTTCTTCAACAAATACTTGTATTTGAAATTGGTTATGTCATTGTTGCCATCTTCATCAAATACATTTTCAGTGTGCATATAAAAATTTGCGATTTTTGCGTTTTTGTCTAAATGTTTGCATACTTCTATAAAATGTGTAGTTAGAATACAAAAAACCCCATCATTTTTTATTAAATATTTCATAAACGCTAAAGCACTTAGCACCGCTTCATCTGGATTCGTCCCCGAATATAATTCATCAAATACACAAAAATGTTTTTCTTTAGGGTTTTGCTTAATAATATCCAATATATCTTTGCATCTGCGTGCCTCTGCTTGGAATAAACTATCACGTCCGGAAGTATCCGGAATATTCAAGTAACAATGAATATATTTGAAAGGACACATTGTAGCGCTTTCATAAAATCCGCAACCCATTTGTTGGGTGATAATAGTATTGATTAAAACGGATTTTAGAATCGTGGTTTTTCCGGATGCATTTGGTCCGGTGATAATAAGATTTTTCTTAAACTTCACCGTGTTTTTCACGTGTGTGGTATTCATCAACGCCGGATAGTATAGTTTCTTCATTTTTCCACTTGACTTTTTAGCGTTAAGTTTGGCAGCGTTAATCTTCTTGTCCTTTACATTCTCAATAAACCCTTCTATGTTATCAAGATATCCGTGAAATCCAAAAGAAAACATTAGGGAATCGTAATAGGTCTTGTTGTCGTACAAAGTATAAAATGATTTGAGCACGCTTCCTAATTCACCCACTTTTTTCATAGAAAGTTTATATTCTGTAACAGCATTGAGTAGTTCTTTTAACTTGCTCAGCTCAGTTAACTGTTGTTTTATTTTTTCGTTGAATGCTGTATATGTTTTTAGATTTTCAGTATATAACAAAATATTATACATTTTCACTTCACTATATTCAATATATTCTCTCACTTTTATCAGATGAGAATGGATTTTTTTCATATTATTGTGAAAACGATAACATGTGAGTATGTTTTGGTAAATAGAAAAGATATAAAATGCTGCTGAAATGATGAGGTAAAATTTCTCACTTAGTTGGACATTGTTGAACTCGGTAAAAAGTCTACCTACTGCGTGGTTGGCGGCAATAATTTTTAAAACTTCAACATACTCACCTATAGTAATACTGAGGCCTTTCATTTTTATAATGAAAAAGGGAATAATGAGAATAATAAATGGTACAAAAAGAGAAATCACTGGTGACGCTAAATTATAAATACTCATTACTTGTAAAAATGATTCGGAATGATTGAGGAATTCCCACATTGGCCAGTCAATAAATTGGTATTTTTCCTTGAACCCAGTATCATTTTTAATATCATCCCAGACTTCCATTACTTCAGCAAGCATTTGGTTCTTATTTTCGTCGCATTTTAGATTCATTTTCTTGTAATTTTTTAGGAGACTTTGTGTATCTTTCAAAAACTCGGTGTCTGTTGTATAGTATTGGGGAAATTGTTCCAACACCTTTTTACCGAGACTGGTGACGGGTTGAAATGCAAAGGAGTAAATAGAATTGTACGAAGGGTCAACCGTCTTAATTAGTTCTAAATCATCTATGACATTTTTATTCAATTCCATTTTTTGTTCATTAAAACAAATGGGAATCTGAAAATATTCATTTACTTTTTCTATATTTGATATCATTACATCAAATGTAGATTACTTTTCTATTGGTTTTACGAATTTATCCTTGTTATGACCATGTATTTACTGGTTACTTAGCTTGGTAGTACACTGATGAAGAACCATCGGATCCCACTGGGTCAATACATTTGCTACCATTCCATTTACAATTCTTACCACTTGCACCCATGATTGTTTTGCAAGTAGTATCTGTTCCAGCAGCACATTCACCAGCATAAAACCCTTCTCTTCTACCCACACCATAAACGAAAAACAAAACTACTAAAGCAATTAAAATCCACAAAAAGACGGACAAACCAAAAAGTTTTTTTGCCATTTATATATTTACTAAATAAAATATTTATTTCACTAAGTTATTAAAATTTGCGGGTAGTTCGTCAATTTGACAAGAGTAATGTTCTTCAATTTGTTTCATTAATGAGACGTCGCGACGCGTAATCAAATTAATACCAACACCTTTACGTCCCCAACGACCACTACGACCGATTCTATGTAAATAATTATGCACACACTTTGGCACATCAAAGTTGATGACTACACTCACTTGTTGAATGTCAATTCCACGCGCAGTTACATTAGATGAAATCAACACTCTATGTTTACCGCATCTAAATTCATTGAATGCATTATCTCTATCCACCTTATCCATACTACTATGAATTCTACAAACTGGAAATCCGTCTTCAACCATTGCATCATATAAATCAGATACACGTTTCACACTATTACAATAAATAATACACTGAGACATTGAAATAAATGCGTATAAATCTTTCAGTGTAGAATATTTCTGACGGTCGTCATCGATGGCAACGTAGTACTGAGATATACCTTCTAAAGTCAACTGTTCAGTCTTGACATAAATTCGAACTGGGTCACGCATAAATTTACTCGTGATACTATGAATATAGTCGGGTAAAGTAGCGCTAAACAACGCGACTTGAATATCCTTACTAAAATTCTGAAATATATCGTAAACTTGTTCTTTGAAACCGGAGGACAACATTTCATCTGCTTCATCCAAAATAACCAACTTAATATTTTTTGCGTTGATGCAATTACGGCGAATCATATCATAGACACGACCGGGACATCCAGTAATGACATGAGGGACATTGTTTCTTAGACTAGCCGAGTCTTCATCAATAGATGTTCCACCGACTAAGGTTTGAACTCTTAAACCGTTCATCATAGAACCAATCCCGTGCATCACATTTGCGGTTTGCTTACTTAGTTCTCTAGT